GGAATGGATTTCTTAAAATTATCAAGCGCATCTGGATGGACTTACGGACAAGACAACGTGGAAGTTGAGGACGGCGCTAAATGGGCGCTAAACCCTGCTTCAATGAGTAAAGGTTTTATAGCCTGGTCAGACAACAGCAAGGTGCTTGGCGATGTACTACAAGTTGTAACAAAAGGTTTAGTTACTAAAGCTGAGTTGCCTGAACTTAACGAGCCTAGCGATGGGTGGGCCGAACAGTGCGCGTTTCAATTAGTATGCCTAACAGGTGAAGATAGCGGTACAAATGTTATGTATAAAGCGTCTACGCAAGGCGGCAACAAAGAGTTTGCGCGAGTGTACGGCGAGATAATACAGCGTGGTAAAGCAAACAAACCTGACATTGTTCCAATAGTTGTTCTTGAAAAAGGACAGTATCAACACGGGACTAAAAAATACGGGATGGTTACGTTCCCGGTATTTAAGATAGTTGGATGGCAAAACTTAGAAGACGAGGTGTACGAGGAAGCACCTGTAGTCGAGGCCGAGGTGGAAGAAGCACCGAAACGTCGTCGTCGGAAAGTAGTTTAAAATACGGGTGGGGTGGTAAAACACCCCGCCTATTTTCTTTGGAGAGAAAAGCATGACAAAAGATTTAATTATAGATTTTGAGACACGCTCAAGGTGTGATCTAAAAGAGCGCGGAGCAAGTAACTACGCTTGTGACCCCTCAACCGAAATATTATGTTTGGCTATGGTCTATAAAGACCCAAATAACAGTAAAGAGTGGTTATGGTTTCCTACAATTAGCACTTCCTTACCGCGTGAAATGCGGGAGGCTATTATAGCTGCACCATTTATCATGGCGCACAACGCTGCTTTTGACCGAGACATTTACCAGATAGGTGTAGAAGATTTTGGCTTCCCTGAAATTGAGTTTGATAAGTGGTATTGCACAAGCGCACAAGCTAGAGTGAATGCAATGCCGAGTAGCCTGGACAAACTAACGCAAGCGTTAGATAGCGATAATAAAAAAAATACCGCAGGATCGCAGTTAATTAAGTTTTTATCTATACCTGATAAAAATACAGGTGAATTTAATGAAGACCCAAACAAGCTACTTGATATGGGGGCGTATTGTTTAGATGATGTCCGGGCTACAAAAGCAGCCGCTAATGAATTACGCCCTATGACAAAGCAAGAGCATGAAGATTGGTTAGTCAATGAACGCATCAATGAACGCGGTGTGCGAATAGATTTTGATTTAGCAACAAACGCAATGAAGTATGCGGGAGCAGAACAGGCGGAGATAGCAGAGCGGTTAAAAATTATTACGCATGGCGGAGTAGAAAAACATACGCAACATGCAAGAGTTAAAGGTTGGGTTCTTTTACGAGTGTGCGAAAAAGCGCAAGAGATAATGGCACATTATAAAGATGGCGAAATAAAATACTCGCTTGATAAAAATGTAAGGAATGAATTACTTACTCGCCATGCTACAGGATATATAAACTTAGCGCCTGATATTATTGAGGTGCTTGAATTAGTACAGGCAGGAAGCAAGTCCTCGGTGGCAAAGTTTAAGAACATGGTCAATAGAGCCGATGACGGTGATAAAAGAGTGCGGGGTGCTTTTGTTTACGCAGGCGCTTCACAGACATTACGATATGCTTCCAGAGGGCTGCAATTACACAATATGCGTCGCGATTGTTTCTCACCCGAACAGACGGAAGACCTTAAAGAACAGATGCAGGAGGGGTACATTTTAGAAGACGAAAAAGGCGATCTTCCTGTGATGGAAACTTTATCTAAGCTACTGCGCCCTACACTTATACCTAACAAGGGTAGTGTATTTATAGTAGGAGATTGGTCAAGCGTTGAAGCTAGAGCATTACCTTGGTTGGCAAAAAGCCGGGGATCGGAAAAGAAGCTAGACATATTTAGAGACGGCAAAGACGTATATGTAGAAGCTGCTAAAGATATTGGTACAGATGATCGACAGATAGGTAAGGTTGCTGAGTTATCGTTAGGTTATGGCGGTGCTACAGGAGCGTTTGGCGCTATGGCTAAGAACTACGGTTTGGCATTACCCGAAGATCAGGTGCAAAAGGTTATAGATGCGTGGCGGCATAAGAATAGATGGGCGGTAAACTTTTGGGACGCGCTAGAGACAGCAGCGTTCGCGGCTATAAAAGCACCTAGCACTGAGTTTAAGGCAGGCCACGCTAAGTACATATTTATGCCGCAGCTTATGGACGGAACGCTATTGTGCATTCTTCCAGGCGATTTAATAATACAGTATCCTAAAGCTAAACTAGAAGTACAAGACACTATTTATGGTAAGAAGTTAAACTTAACTGCTATGAAAGCTAATTGGTCGCCTGCTAGGGGCGATAAAGAATGGCCCAGAGTAGGATTATGGCGGGGGCTTTTAGCAGAGAACATTACTCAAGCATTTTGCGCTAGGCTCTTACGCAATGTTTTGGTAAACTGCTCAGATGTGATAGCGCATGTACATGATGAAATAATCATGGAAGTACCTTTAGACAAAGCTGAAGAACGCAAGGCAGAATTAGAAACCTTGATGAACGATATACCTTCATGGGCAGTAGGTATGCCGTTAGCTGCGAAACCAACAATTATGACACGATATGGGAAGTAAAGACATGACAAAAAATAAACCAACAGTAGTGCAAACAAAAACAGACACCACCGCACCCGATCCTGTAGAAAATTTAAATGTAATTAAGTTAGAGAATGATGACGCATATCCTATAGATTATAACGTAAAAGAATTAGAAAGTTTTATGGACTTAGTGTTTTGTAAACATTTGCCTGACGACAACGGGCATACATTAGTATGGGCTACTTCAACAGGCGCACCGGGATTTCCCCGAGAGGAAGACGAACTTTTTAGTAAACTAAGGCGCATGAAAAGACCTCAAGCATTGTATTACGGAACGTCTACATGCGTACTGGACGAAAAGACAGGCAGTTTATTTAATAGAAAGAGTTTGTTTAAGCGGCTTCATGTAGTGGTATTAGATGACATTGGAACTAAAGTTAAGTTAGAGAGTTTACCTAAAGAATTAGAACCTACATATATAGTAGAGAGCAGTGCAGGTAATTTTCAATACGGTTACGTCCTTGAAACGCCAATAGATGTGTTAGAACATGCTCAAGCGCTTATTCAGTTAGTATATGAGAGCGGATATAGTGACGCAGGCGGCATGATGCCTACTAAGTTAGTTAGACTTCCCGGCGGTATTAACGGCAAGATAGGCCCAAAGAAACATTTTAAAGTTAAGCTAACAAAAATGGACGGGCCTTTATGGACACCGCAAGACTTACTTCGTGTGATGGATATAGAAGTTTCTTGGGCAGAAGTTTTAAAAGATACAGAAGGCATGGTCAAACGTAGGGCTTCAAGAAGTGTAGGTACTTCTCCCTGGTCGCCTATCAAAGCGCAAGCCGCAGCATTAGGGGGTATTGTAGACCCTGTACTTGAATGGCTTTACGATAACAAAATGGTTATGTCTGAAACAGACGAATGGGTGCAGATAGAATGCCCTTGGAAACATGATCATACCGACGGTAGTGATGACGCAGGATACAGTCCACTAGGCAGAGGACATGAGCATGAAGAACGTAGAGGTTTTAATTGTTTTCACGGGCACTGTAAAAACCGAAAGATAGGCGACTTATTACAGTATGTAGCTGCCAACGGTGGGCCAGAAGCGCCTGTTTTTGATCCTGCTGCTAAGTTGGTGGCGAATTGGGCTTATGACAGCGCAAGCGATGCCGTATGGCAGATACAGGGTGTAGGACAACCACGCAGTATAACAATGAACGCTTTTAAAAACACATTTCCTCGTAAGGTGCAAGTGCATACCGCAGACGGTAAAGTAAAGAACATAGCTGAAACTGCTCTTTGGCTTACCTCACCTGGGAGAGTGGTTGTGCAGGGTCAGACATTTAATCCTACAGATACAGCTAAAATTGTAGCGAATAAAGAAGACCTTTTAATAAATATGTTTTTTCAGCCTGAATGGGGTGAAGGGACATACGACCAAAAAGATATTGATATGTTTGAGCAGTTTATGGAATATTTATTACCTACTGATAAAGAACGAAAGTATTTTTTAAATTGGTTAGCAGCAAAATGTCAGAACTTAGGTTTTAGAGGAGCGGCTATTTTAATGATAGCTAAACAACAAGGAACCGGGCGTACTACATTGTCTGACATGATTGAAACTATGATCGGGTCAGAGAATGTAGAGAACGTACCGTTTGCTAGGCTAACTGGAGACGGTGCTTTTAACGAGTGGATGGAAAAACCCCTTGTTGTTACGAACGAAACTAAAGATACATCAGATAAGAAAAGTTATTATAAAATATATGAGGGTTTAAAAGAATATATAGACCCTCGTCCGAAGCGTGAGCGTATTAACCCAAAATACGGTCAGCAACGCATTAGCATGGTACATTCGAGTTATCTTATGTTCTCCAACCATGACAATGCGTTGGCGGTGGCGGGGAATGACAGGCGGTTTTACGTCATGCGAAACGCTGTTGTCCCCGCCCTGCCTGCTTACTTTACTCGATTAAATGAGTGGCTACAAATACAAGATAGCCACGGAAAGCCTAAATGGGCAAGATCAGTATGGCGGTGGTTACGCGAGCGTGAAGTTGTTATAGAAGATTTACTAGCGCCTGCACCAAGCACCGCAGCTAAACAAGCTATGATTAACGCTACAAAAACCCCGTTACAGGTTGCTATTGAAACTATAGTGGCATGTTCGCCAGGTGATTTTGTAGCAACGTACAAGATAAAAATGATTTTAAATGATAACGCTGTTCGATTAGCCTTGCACGATGTACCTTCTTTAGAAGCACAAATACGGGCTATTGTTGGCAACCTTACCGAAACCGCAGGCGGCGGAGATTTAGTAAAAGTAGAGAAACGCAATATAGTACCGAAGATAAAACTTACGGCGTTAGGTTTTGACGGCAACGAACGTAAATACGTCAATCATCATCTAAGCCCTAAAGATAAAGCAAAGATAAGGGAAGACCTTATTGCGTGGGATAGTGCTGAAATAACTGCTAAGATAAATGATGCTCTTGATATATTGGAAAGCTAGTGCTACTATCTTTGAAAGTTTAAAAATTACGGAAAGCAAAATGACCAAATTTATACACCAAAAGCGATATGCTGAACGTCAGAAAGATCGGCGGAAGCAAGTGCAAGTAAAAGTGTGGGTTATGGAAGAACACCGGGAAGAACTTTTATCTCACGCTAAAAAACTTCGCAACCCACGTTACATTAGTGAAAACAGTTAAGCCCATTTTCCTGTTCGTATTTGCTCCGCTATCTCAATAGCTCTATCGCCAACTTGAGCAGCCCATTTACTATCAAGTAAATGAAAAGCACCGTTTTCAAAGTCGTTTTCTTTCATAGAAGATAAAGCATTCTTAAATTTCTTTACGCCATTTATCCCGATATTAAAAGTTAGGTTTATTATGGCGCTAGATCGGGCATCGTTCCAAGACGACATCCAAGGAAAAGCATTAAGAACTTGTGTTGTAGCTGTAAGCACATCATTGCGTAACAACATTTCA